CTGGCGCTGCTCCCCAGCCTCGGCCTGTCCAAACGGGTGTCGGGGCGGATCAGCAAGACCATCAAAGCCACTCCAGTGCTGCGCGAGCGGGTCGCGGCCACCCGCTCGCGGGACGCACGCAACACCATGGACACCAAGGAGTTCGAGGGTGGTTCGCTGTATGTCACCACCGCCGGCTCTGCGGCCAACCTATCGGAGCTGTCGGCACGCTACATCTACGGCGACGAAGTCGACCGCTGGGAGAACGACGTCGGCCAGGAGGGTGATCCCATCAGGCTGGCAGAGACGCGTGCAACCAACTTCGGCCGCAATGCGAAGATTTACTTTTCCAGCTCGCCGACGATCAAGGGCGCCTCGCGAATCGCCGATCTGTTCGAGTCCAGCGATCAGCGGCACTACTACGTGCCATGTCCGCATTGTGGGCACATGCAGGTGCTTGAGTGGGAAAACCTGCTGTATTCGGCCGATTTTAACGTCGTGCATTACAAGTGCGCGGCGTCCGGCCTGGGCTGTGATGTGCTGATCGAAGAGCACCACAAAAGCGACATGCTCGCCCGCGGTGAGTGGCGCGCGCACGGTACCGGCGACGGCAAGACGGTGGGCTTTCATCTCAGCGCCCTGTACTCGCCGATGGGCTGGATGGACTGGACATCGCTCGCCATCGAGTTTGAAGACGCAAAAAAAGCTCAGGCGCAGGGCGATACCAGCCTTATGCAGGTGTTCTACAACACCCGTCTGGCCAAAGTATGGGACAGCTCGCTCGAACAGACCAAGGCTGAAGTGTTAATTGCTCGGGCTCGTCAGGAAACCTACACCCTCGGCGCTATGCCGCTGGGCGTGCTGATGCTGACCGGCGCTGTCGACGTTCAGGCCAACCGTCTGGAGTTGATGGTGATGGGCTTCGGTGTCGGCATGGAGCGCTGGGTGGTTGATCACCAAATCATCTGGGGCGACCCGGCAGACGAACGCACCTGGGCGGTGCTGGACGAGAAACTCAAGGCTCGTTACCGACATCCCTGCGGTGTTGGTCTGGCGATTCTCGCCGTGGGTGTCGACTCCGGCGGTCATCACACCGATGAGGTCTACCAGTTCTGCCGAGTGCGTCGTTGGCGCAACATATTCGCCATCAAGGGTGCGAGCAAGCCTGGGCGCCCGGTGATTGCGCAGCGCCCGTCGATGGTTGACGTGACCTGGAAAGGCCAGACCGAACGCCACGGCGCCGAGCTGTGGTTCGTGGGCACCGACACGGCCAAGGACTGGATCTACAACCGATACCCGTTCCCGGACGGACCGGGTTCTGTGCATTTTGCCAACGACTTGCCGGACGAGTTCTTCGCCCAGTGCGTTGCCGAGCGCAAGGTCGCTCGCTACATCCGCGGCCACAAACGCATCGAGTGGGTGAAGGGCAAGGCCGAGCGCAACGAGGCTCTTGACCTGATGGTGTATTGCCTGGCCATGGCGCACTACCTTGGCATCAATCGGTACCAGGAACATGACTGGGATCGGGTGCGGCAGGCTCTGGCGCAATCCGGGTTGTTTGATGACGCACCGGCCAAGCCTCTGCAGGCCGAGCGTGTTGATCAAGCACCAGCCGCCGAGCCATCGCCACCTCCGGCGGCCGTGAGACAAGCGCAAATGGCCTCACCTATACCAGCTGCTCCTGTCGCACCCGCGCGACCTGCAGCTTCACCATCTCAACGCCGCAGCTCTACAAGCGGTTATCTGAAGAGACGCTGATATGTCCTTTACTCAACAGCACCTCGACGTGATCGAGAAGGCCATCGCGCGCGGTGAAAAAACCGTGCGCTTCGGCGATCGGACCGTCGAGTACCGCACCATCAACGAGCTGCTGCAGGCCCGTGAAGAAATTCGCACCTCGCTGCTCAATGCCGCCGGCCCACGTTCACGTGTAGTCCGGCTTTATCACGGAGGCAAGGGACTGTAATGGCCCGTTATCCGACGCTGACCCGCAACGGATTCTTGCTACCGTCGAACATCAAGGCCAGTTACGAAGGCGCCGGGGAGGGCCGACGATCCGCCGGCTGGGATGCACCCGACAGTGGCCTGAACACCATCAACACTCCGGCGCTACGCAATCTGCGTTCTCGTTCTCGAGCCGCAGTGCGCAACGACCCGTATGCCTTCAACGTCATCGACAAGCGTGTCAGCAATCTGATCGGCACCGGCATCAATCCACGGCCGAAGACGGATGACGATGCGCTGCGCAAACAACTGCAGGAACTGTGGGAGGACTGGGTCGATGAATCGGACGCCGATGACTTGACCGACTTTTACGGCCAGCAAGCGCTCGCTGCACGTACGGTGGAAACCTCCGGCGAATGCTTCATTCGTTTGCGACCTCGCAGCCTGGATGATGGTCATGCGGTGCCGCTGCAACTGCAGTTGCTCGCACCCGAGTTCGTACCGCACGACAAGTTTGAGACCACCCGCGACGGAAACGTGATCCGCGCCGGCATCGAGTTCAACCCGATCGGCAAGCGCGTGGCGTATTGGATGTATCGCTCGCACCCGGGTGATCCTCTATCGCTCAACGCCGGTTACAACCAACTGGTGCGCGTGCCTGCCACGCAGGTGCTGCATATCTTCGAACCGCTGGAACCCGGCCAGTTGCGTGGCGTGCCGCGCTTGTCGCCGGTGCTCAAGCGCTTGCGCAGCCTGGACAACTATGACGACGCGGTGCTGTTTCGCCAGGAAGTGGCCAACCTGTTCGCCGGCTTCATCACTCGACCCCCTCCGGAATCGGGTCCCATGCCGCGCGACCCGGTTACGGGTGCTCCCCTGGTCACGGATCGGGATGGCTTCACGCCGATGGTCGCGCTTGAACCCGGCACCATGCAGGAACTTGGGCCAGGTGAGGAAGTGGAATTCTCCAAACCGCCCGATGCCGGCAACAACTACCCGGACTTCATGCGACGGCCGGCACCGGTACACCGTACGAGATCCTCACCGGCGATATGCGTGAGATCAACGACCGCGCATTGCGCGTGGTGCTCAACGAGTTTCGCCGGCGTCTGGAGCAACTGCAGTTCAGCGTTTACGTGCATCAGCTGTGTCGTCCGGTCCGTGCAGCGTGGATGGACATGGCGGTGCTGTCAGGTGCGTTGGTGCTGGAGGATTACGCCCAGCGTCGACGCGAGTATCTGCGCACCCGCTGGGTACCGCAGGGATGGGCCTACATCCAGCCAGTACAGGACGTGCAGGCGCGGACGATGGAAGTCAAAGCCGGGTTCGCCTCGCGCAGCGAGATGGTGCTCCGCACCGGTTACGACGCCGAAACAGTCGATGCAGAAAACGCCGCCGACCTCGCCCGAGCCGTTGGCCTGGGTCTTAACTACAACACCATTGATGTCATCGAGCCGCTCGACGACAAGGAGCAACCATGAGCAAACAGGCGCGTCCGCGCATTTACAACAAGGCCGGCGAGCGCGTGCAAGTCTCGGACAAGAGCTGGTACGCCATGCAGGCCAATGGCGAATCCGAACAACGCACCATTGAAGTGTTCGTCTACGGCGAGATTGGTACCTGGGGCATCACCGCCAATCAGTTTGTTCAGGATCTACGGTCGATGGACGACGGCGTGTCGCCGGTGGTCGCCGCCTTCAACAGTGTCGGCGGAGATCTGTTCGACGGTCTGGCGATCCACAACGCGCTGTCGCGACTGGGCGAGCGCTGCACTGGTCGGGTCGATGCGTTGGCCGCCAGCGCGGCCAGCGTTGCCGTATGCGGTGCGCACAGGGTGGTCATCGCGTCCAACGCCATGCTTATGATTCACAACCCGTGGACCTACGCCGCCGGCGACGCCGAGAGCTTTCGCAAGGTCGCCGATGTGTTGGACCAGACCATGGAGGCCATCATCGCGGCGTACAAGGCCAAGGCGCCGGACATCGACGAAACCGAACTGCGGCGCTTGGTTGCCGCCGAGACCTGGCTGACGGCGAATGAGGCGGTGGCGCTGGGACTGGCCGACGAGGTCGGCGATGGCGTGAAGGTCAAAGCGTGCCTGGGACAGGGCGCCGTGTTGCAGCGTTTTCAGCATGCCCCAGCTGAGCTGCTGGCCCAACTCGATGAACCCACAGAACCGGAGCCGGAACCTGCGCCAACACCGGAACCGGTACCGCCGATTGCGGATGATCCACCGGCGCCGGCGTCCAATGCCGCGCAACTAGCGGTGCTGATCAGCCAGCGTTGCACGGCGGCGGGCATCAGCAACCTGATTGAGCCGCTGCTCGCTGTCACCAGGCTGGAAAGCGAAGCGGTGGTGCAGGCGGCACTGACCCAGGCCAAAGCCATCAACGACTTGTGTGTCGCTGCGCGGTTACCGGAGTTCAGTGCCGAGTACGTATCGGCAGGCTTGGATGCATCGGCAGTTCGTGCCCGGCTCTTTGACAAGCTGGTCGGTAGCGGCAAGGGTTTTGAAATCGACAACAGTTTGCCGCTGGCCGATGACCCGCCGCCGAAGGTGCAGGCCAAGCAAATTGACCAACCCTCTATCTGGTCCGCACGCCAAGCGGCGCAAACGGGCAAACGATCCACTCTAACTGGAGCTAATGCATGAACATTCAACGTGAACCGATGCACGCCGGCGAATTCCTCCTGTCCGAGGGTGCCGGCACCATTTCCCGCGAAGCGATCAACGTCGCCGCCGGCCCCGCGCTGGAACCTGGCCAGATCCTCGGCCTGGTCACCAGCACCGGCGAATTCGCGCCGTACAACCCGACCGCCGAAGACGGCAGCGAGAACGCGCAAGCGATTCTCTTCGGCCCGCTGAGCACGTCCGACATTGTCCGTCGTGGCCGCGCCGTGGTTCGTCTGGCCGAGGTCAGCGAAGCGCATTTGACCGGTCTGGATCTGGCCGCCGAGAAAGCGCTGGCCGCGCATAACGTAATCGTTCGCTAAGGCGGTCAACTTAGTATTTTCAACCCGCCCTGTGCGGGTTTTTTGTTTTCGGGAGACTGCTTCATGGCTGACATTCAAATCTTCAACGACGAGGCGTTTTCGGTGTCCTCGTTGACCGCCGCCATCAACGAACAGGAATACGTACCTGGGCGCATCGGTAGCCTCGGACTGTTTCAGGAAGAGGGCATCACCACCCTGACGGTGCAGATCGAAAAAGACGGCGATACCCTTGCCCTGGTACCGGCCGGCGAGCGTGGAACGTCCGGCCTCGTTGTGTCGGGCAGCAAGCGCAACCTGATCCCGTTCAACACCGTGCACCTGCCGGAACGCTTCACCATCAAGGCGGACGAGATTCAGGGCATTCGGGCTTTCGGTACGCGCTCCGAGCTTCAGTCGGTGCAGGACGTGGTAAACAAGCGCCTGGCCAAGGCACGCCGTCAGTTGGACGTCACTCACGAGTTTCAGCGACTGGGTGCGTTGAACGGCAAGATCTATGACGCTGACGGCAAGACCGTGTTGCTTGATCTTTATGAGCGTTTTGGCGTGAAACGGAAGACCTTGCCGATGGGCTTTGGAGGCTCGGACGAGGACTTCCGTATCAAGTGTGGTGATGCCCTGGATTTGCAGGAAGACGCTCTGGGAAGCGTTACCCGCAGTGGTTCTCGAGCGTTCTGTGGCAAGAACTTCTGGAACGCAATGTTGAAGCTTAAAGAAGTCAAGGCGACTTACCTGAACACCCAGCAGGCGGCATCGCTGCGCGGTGACGCACGTGAAAGCTTCGATTACGGGGGCATCACCTGGGAGCGTTACCGCGGCAAGATCGCCGGCATTACTTTTGTGCACGACGACAAAGCACTGCTGATTCCTGAAGGCGTTCCGGACCTGTACATCTCGGTGTTCGCCCCCGCCGACTACATGGAAACGGTCAACACCGAAGGCGTGCCGTACTACAGCAAGATCGAACCGTTGCCGTTCAACAAGGGTATGGCCGGCGAAGCGCAGTCCAACCCGCTGCACCTGTGCACCCGGCCACTGGCGCAGATCCTGCTGGAGATGTAGGCATGGGCATTCGCGACCTGATGACTGATGTTGACGACATCGTTTTCGAGACACTGGGTGACAGCGCGCGGATCGAGGGTCGCGACGAGCCAGTGTTCGGCATGTTCGCCGCACCCTGGCTGCAACCCAAGTTCGGCAAGCTCAACACCGGGTTGCGCGAGCCGCGCTTGGAGATCCGAGTAAGCGATTCACAAGGTCTGCAGCAGGGCATGCTGGTCAGAGTTGACCTGCCTGCCCTGGATGGCGGCGGCGACTACGACCTGATCCAGCTCGAGCCGAGCGGCGATGGCCTGGTCGCTCTGATTCTGAGGTTGCGCCCATGAGTGTCGGCAGCTATTTCAAACCCTCGGCCGGGGGCGGGATGATCTCCATTCAGTCTTCGGCCGCCGATTTTCAGGCGTTCCAGGACTTTGCCAAGGTGGTGCCGAAAGCGGCTGCGGCGGCGCATCGGCGTGCGATCAACAAGACGTTGGGCTGGTTGCGCACGCACATCGCCCGAGCGGTCAGTCGCTCGGAGCGCATCGCTGTTGCGGCGGTGCGTCAGCGGTTGCGCAGCTATCCGGTTTCAGGCGGTGCCGCGAGCGGCAAACTCTGGTTCGGTTTGAACGCCATCGAATCCAGCCGGATCGGCCGGGCGCGGCAAACCGGCAGCGGTGTATCAGTGGCGGGGCGGCGTTACCAAGGGGCTTTCCTCAAGAAGGTCTACGGCAACAAACCCGACATCTGGATCCGCACGGCCAGCAAGCATTTCAACGCAGACGACTACCCCGGCAGCACGATGTCACCTGGTCGCGGGCCAAGTTCGGGTTGGGTCGCCGAAAACGGCAGTCGTTTCCCGCTGGCCAAAGCCAAGGTATCGCTGGAGCAAGCCCGACCGCACTTCGAAAGCTGGGTAAAAAAAGCGGATGAGCGCCTGCTGGAGATCCTCAAGCAGGAACTCAACTTTGAGCTGCAGAAATACCTTAAGAGGATCGGCAATGTCTGACGAACCCTTCAGCCTGGACCAGCTTTATCGGTCGGTTGAGCAGTATCTGCGCGCTCACCTTCCCGGCGTGCATGCAGTCACGGCCTGGCCAAATATCGCTGATCGCGTGTTGCTGCCAGCGGTGTTTCTGGAGGTGGCCGAGATCGAGCCGGGTACCGATATCGGCACCGGCGAAACCTCGCTGGTCTGTAAGTTTGAGGCTCGGGTCATTGTTGACCCGATCAAGTCGCACCATCATCAACAAGCTGTGCAGTTAGCGACGCAGTTGGCGGTGTTGCTGCGTTCGCAGACGTGGGGGTTGGCAGTTGAGCCCGCCGAGTTTGTGCAATCGCTGCAGGACTGGACCCAGCCGCACCTGGATGGATACACGGTGTGGCTGGTGGAGTGGACTCAGCAGGTTTATCTCGGCCTTGAGGAGTGGCCGTGGCCGGACGAGCCGCCGGGGTCGTTGGTGTTGGAAGTCGATCCGGGTGACGGGCAATTCAGGCCGGAGGATCTGCCGTGAGTTACGCGAGCGCCCAGCATGACCGCATGATCGCGGGGGCGGTAAAGGCTTGCTATGTGGTCGCGGTGGATCTGTCCGCTTCGCCTCCGGTATGTCGCGTGTCGGACGGAAGTGAATGGGTCAGCGCTTGGGTGCGCTGGCACAGTATCGCCGCCGGCAAGGCCAGGCACTGGCGGGCGCCGTCTTTGGGCGAGCAGGGCAGTTTGATCAGTCCCAGCGGTGACGTGTCACAAGGCACATTTGTTCCGGGCTTGTATGGCAATGCCGGGCCGCCGCCAGATAACCGCGACCATGTCGAAGTCTGGCGATTCGATGATGGCGGCTCGCTGATCTACGACTGGCAGGCCAAGAGCTACAGCATCACGTTGCCGAGCGGCAAAGTCACCATCAAGGTGGCCAGCACGGAAGCGGTTGTAACCGATAGCGCCGTGAACGTGACCACCGGCAACATCAATCTGAAAGCGGCGGTGATGATCGACGGCGCGCTGCACGTCACCAAGGGCATCACCAGCGCCGGCGCGATCATTGATGCTGCCGGTAACAGCAATCACCACACGCATTAATTCATTCACCACAGCCCGCCTAGCGCGGGCTTTTTCATGCCTGGAGAAACACATGGCCAAGATCGATACGACCTCGACTGAGGTGCAAACGTCCTCGGAACCGGCAATTGCATCCTCAACGTTCTCATCGCACGAGTTCATGAAATTCCGCGACAAGCTCTACACGTCGCGACTGTTGATCGTGCCCGGTACTGACCGTTCTTATCCGGTCGACAAGGCGACGGTCGTGGTGCCGGCCTCCGACATTGATGCGGTCAAGTTCCTGAAAGCCAGCGAAGAATTCGAGCCGTTCAAGGAGTGACATCGATGATCGGAATGGATCGCCGCACCGGCCTACCCATCTCCGGCATCGAGCACCTGCGCCAATCCATTGCCGACATCTTGAGCACGCCGCTGGGCAGTCGCCGGCACCGTATGGAATACGGCAGCAAGCTCCGACGGTTTGTCGATTTACCCATCAACGAAGGTTGGAAAAGCGCCGTGCAGGCAGAGGTTGCTCGCGCTTTGGGGCGCTTTGAGCCGCGTTTGAAGTTGGATCAGGTGCGCGTCATTTCCGTCATTGGCGGGCAAATCAATTTGCAAATCGTCGGGAAGTACCTGGGCGACAGCGTCACGTTGGAGGTGGCTGCATGAGTACCGTAGATCTGTCGTCGCTGCCAGCGCCGACCGTGCTGGAGCCTCTGGACTTCGAAGAGGTTTATCAGGACGGGCTGAGCGTGTTTCGCGGGTACATGGGCGGCAACTGGACGGCCGCGCTGGAAAGCGATCCCGTGGTCAAAGTGCTTGAGGTCGGGGCCTACAATAAGGTCGGCAACCGCGCCCGGGTCAATGACGCCGGCAAGGCGCTATTACTGGCGCACGCCATTCGCGGCGACCTCGATCACTTGGGGGCCAACGTCAATCTGAAGCGCCTGGTCATTCAGGCCGAGGATCTGCTGGCGGTGCCACCGGTGCCCAAGGTCATGGAAGACGACGACCCGTTTCGCGAGCGCATCCAGTTGGCCTATGAAGGCTTGACCACGGCCGGCCCGCGTAACAGCTACATTCTGCATGCACGTAACGCCTCTGGGCTGGTGGCAGATGCCACGGCCGAAAGCCCGGCGCCGTGTTATGTCACGGTCACGGTGCTGGGGTTGGACGGGGAAGGCGAAGCGCCGCCGGAGCTGCTGGCGACGGTGGCTACTGCGTTGAATGACGAGGACGTGCGGCCGGTCGGTGATCGGGTGACCGTGCAGAGTGCGCAGGTGATCCGCTACGAGATTGACGCCATCTTGCACATGGCCGGCGCCGGCCCCGAAGCAGATGCCAGTTTGGCCGAGGCGAAAAACCGATTGGCAGCCTGGATCAATCCACGCAAGCGGCTGGGCGTCGAGGTCGCCCGCTCCGCTGTTGACGCTCAGTTGCATGTTGCCGGGGTTGCCCGGGTTGAGTTGGTCGGATGGCAGGATCTGGCCCCGACCAAGGCGCAAGCGGCGTTCTGTACGCGCTACAACGTGAGGCTGGCGGGCTGATATGAAAAGTCTACTGCCGCTCAACAGCACGCAACTGGAACGGGCCATGGAGGCCGCGTTTTTCGAAAAGACGATTGTCCCTCTGCGCGACCTCTACAACGCCGATACCTGCCCGGTTCATCTGCTGCCGCATCTGGCATGGGCGTGGTCGGTGGACCGCTGGGATTACCGGTGGACTGAGGCGACCAAGCGCGCGGCCATCAAGGCGTCGTACTACATCCACAAGCACAAAGGCACTATCGGCGCGTTGCGCCGGGTGGTCGAGCCGCTGGGCTACCTGATCGAGATTGTCGAGTGGTTCAACACGGTGCCCGAGGGTGTGCCCGGCACCTTCGCGCTCAAGGTCGGGGTGCTCGATACCGGCATCACTGAAGAAATGTATCAGGAGCTTGAACGCCTGATCGACGATGCCAAACCCGTTACCCGGCAACTGACCGGGCTGGCGATCAGCCTGGAAACTCAGGGCAATTTGAACATCGCCGTGTCCCTCTACGAAGGCGACGAAATCGACGTTTACCCGCCCGTCATGCGTGACATTGAGGTGACTGGCAGCTTCGGCGTAGTCGGCCGCGAACACACCATAGACACCCTGGACGTTTATTATGATTGATGCGAATTCGCAGTTTTTTGCGATCCTTACGAATGTGGGGAAAGCCAAGCAAGCGAATGCCGATGCACTCGGCATTCCTTGGAAACTCACGGAAATGGGCGTGGGTGATGCCAACGGTACCGACCCGATTCCCTCTGAGTCGCAGACCCGCCTGATCAATGAATGGCGGCGTCGGCCGCTGAATCAACTCAAGGTTGACCCGGTCAACTCGGCGGTGATTATCGCTGAGCAAATTATCCCGGCCGACGAAGGCGGGCGTTGGATCCGCGAAATCGGTCTGTACGATGCGGATGGGGATCTGGTGGCCGTGGCCAACTGCGCGCCGAGCTTCAAGCCTGTGCTGTCGCAAGGCTCGGGGCGCACGCAAATTGTGCGCATGAACTTTGTGGTGACAAGTGCCGGCAACATCACCCTCAAGATCGATCCGGCGATTGTCCTGGCGACTCGCAACTACGTTGATACTCGAATCCTGGATGAGCTGTACAAACTCGACAGTAAACAGTCGGTTCTGGCGGCGACCACATCGAACATCGCGCTGACTGGCCTTCAGATGATTGACGGCGTTTCGGTGCCGGTGGGTGCTCGGGTGCTGGTGAAAAATCAGGCCGTTGCCAAGGACAATGGCATTTACATTGCGGCGGCGCAGGAGTGGGCGCGCGCGCCGGATGCCGACACCAGCGACAAGGTGACCTCGGCGCTGGTGGTGTCGGTTGAGCAGGGCGTCACGTTGGCCGACACCCGTTGGCAACTGGTGACTGATGGGATGATTGTCCTGGGAACTACGGCTCTGAATTTTCAGGACGTCATGCAGGGTTATGCGCCGATCAGATCCCCAGCGTTCTTGGATATTCCAACGGCGCCGACGGCGGCGCCAGGCACCAACTCCACACAAGTTGCGACGACGGCATTCGTTGAGGCGGCGCGGACTGTTCTGGCTGCGGCGACGGCCCTGAAAGCGCCGATTGCTAGTCCTGCTTTCACCGGTACGCCAACTGCGACGATTCCCCCAACGGGCGTACGGGGCAATGCGATTGCAACAATGCAGAAATTCGCTGATGAGTTTTTTATGTCAGTTTCGGGAAACGGCGGGTATCAGAAACTACCGAGCGGCCTGATCGTCCAGTGGGGCGCGGCCACTGTCGCTGCGTATGGCGGAACAACGGTGGTGTTTCCCACTACGTTCCCCAATGAGGGGCTGTGCGTAGTTGTCAGTGATCAAGCCTCAAGCCCGGCCGCTGTCGAGCCTATGGGAGCGCAGATAATTGATAAATCGGCTTTTCAAGCTTGGTACAAATCGGCGACTGCAGGCACTTTTTACTGGATAGCCATCGGCTACTAAGGAGTAAACATGTTCT